GCTGGTGGTGCAAGAACAAGTGACTTAGATGCAATGGAAGTGAACTTCTTGAGTGAGAGAGCTGTATGTACTTTAGGTGCAAACAACTTCTTCTTATTCCAAGATGCATAGTAAATAGTAGTAATATTTACCCTCGTTATAATGACGAGGGTAATTATTTTTTATAAATCAAATTAAATTATATTATAATGGCAACAAAAAAAGTAGAGTACAAAGCAAAATCCTATCGCTTAAAAGGAGGTCAATCTCCTTTATCATACATGTTATCATCTCGACATTCATCGAGATCACCTTTATTACATTTTAACGAAGAAACAGGAGTTAATGAACCATTACGCTATGCGCGTAATCAAAAGTCACCTTTTGAAAATGAACAAGATGGTAATGCTATATTAGAGCCAATTGTTTTTGAAGATGGTATGTTAACTGTTAGTAAAGAAAATCAAGTATTACAAAAATTTTTAAGTTTACATCCAAGTAACGGATTTGTATTTGAGGAAATAAACAAAGAACGTGATGCTGCGGCTGAATTAGAACAAGTTGAATTTGAGTTAGAGGCTCAAATAGAAGCTAAAAAAATCACTAAAGACACTTCTAAATTAACACAAATATGTAGAGTGTTAATGGGTAATGCTGTAGAAAACATGACAACAGCGGAGTTAAAAAGAGATATATTAGTTTATGCTAAAAACAATCCAGAAGATTTCTTAGACACTCTTAATGATCCAATGTTAGAGCTTATGGATGATGTGTATCAGTTTTTTAACTTATCACTTTTATCTGCAAGAAACAATGGAAAAGATGTTTATTACAATCTTCCAAATAACAAAAAGAAAATGCTTACTATTCCTTTTGGAGAAGACCCTAATTTTATAGTTGCTTCATTTATGAAAAGCGATGAGGGTTTAGAGGTTTATAAACTTCTTAAGAATAAAATAAAGTAAAACCAATAACTAACTGGAAAATTAGCTACCTTAAAAGGGTGGCTTTTTTTTTGTTATCTTTGTACTTTATTAACCCATTAAAACCTTTTTATAAAATGGCAAAATTTCTTAAAATCACAAATGCTCCTATTACTGGTCAATTGATTAGTATTGATGGAGTAAAAGCGGTTGCTACAGCAACAGCTACGGCAGTAACAGTTACAATCGATTATGTTGATGGAACTACTACTACAATTACAACAGCAGCTCAAGTAGCTCATGATGTGTACACTTCTATATTAGATAATATGGAAGTAGCATTAGCTACATCTTGGCAGAATCCTTATTATGAGGTAAGTCTTCCAAAAGCTGTAACAAGTATTGTTAATGCATAACAGCATTAATTAAACAATTAAAGAGAGGTTCTAAAAAAAATAGGGCCTCTTTTTTTTTGCTATCTTTGTAAAAAGAATTAATTATGCCAATAAACGAAGTACGAAATACGGTATTAGCAATAGCGAACAAAAACAACTACGGATATATTTCACCACAAGACTTTAATCTTTATTGTGCGCAAGCTCAAATGGATATGTTTGAGGATTATTTTTACCAGTACAACAATCAGTTACTTAAAGAAAACCAAAGAGCATCTGGTACAGGATATGCTGATATTACAAAAGGATTAATAGAGGTTATTGATAGTTTTTCAGCAACCCAAACTTTAATATCTCCTGGTATAAATTTATTTAATTTACCTTCTAATTATTATTTAATTAATAAAATTAATTATTACCCTACGGTAAGTACATCAGGAACAACAACAGCAGCAGGTGCGTTAACTTTAACGGACGCTACAGCTACTTTTACAAGTACGGTGACAGCAGGTCAACTTGTTTCATCTACGTCAACGACAAGCACTACAGCAGGCCAGACAGCTTATGTTGTTAGTGTTGATAGCAATACTCAATTAACTTTGTCTCAAAGTATATTTGGAACTGCACAAACAATTGGAAATAGTTACACAATTGTAGCTAACACTGGTATTGTAGAAGTGGAGAGAGTCAATCAAGATAAAATATTTTATTTAAATTCTTCACCTCTTACATCTCCGTCCGCAGGATATCCTGCATACGTTTTAGGTGGTGCTACTACTACAGAATCAGGAAACACAATAAGTGTTTATCCAACTACATTAACAACACCAGGAACAATAATGTCTCAGTATGTTAGGTATCCTAATCCACCAAACTGGACTTATGCTACTTTATTAGCTGGAGAGCCTTTATTTGATCCTACGGCTGATGACTACCAAGACTTTGAATTACCATTATCTGATGAGCCTACTTTGATAGCAAAAATATGTCAGTATGTAGGTATTGAAATAAGAGAGGCTGATGTTTATAATTTTGGTACTCAAGAGTTACAACAAGAACAACAAACACAAGGATAGATGGCATATATAAACGACTACGCATATTACGCAAATTCAGGAACAGCGCCAACGAACGCTAATTGGGGTTCGTATCAGTATGTTTCATTGGCAGATATAGTTAACAATTTTATGTTAATGTATCAAGGAAACCACGAATTGATAAACAACATTGAAAGATATCAAATATTATTTCACGCAAAGAGAGGCGTTCAGGAATTAAATTATGATGCAATGAAGGAAATAAAAATTCTTCAATTAGACATCACTCAGCAATTAAGATTTGTATTGCCTCAAGATTATGTAAATTGGGTTAGAATTTCTCAATTTAGAAACGGAGGTTTACATCCTTTATCTGAAAATATTCAAACAAATTGGTCTTCTGCTTATTTGCAAGACAATAGTTCTAATATTTTATTTGATCAAAACGGAAATGTTTTAAGACCACAAGATTCAGAAGTAGATTTAGCAAGAATTTTACGAGGTAATAAAAGTATATATTTAAATCAAAGTAGTGCATATAACGGATCTGAAGGATATTGCTGTGATGGTAATTGGTATTTTGATTATGCTATAGGCGCACGATTTGGTTTAAATACTGAAACCGCAAACTCAAACCCTACGTTTACTATAGACAAACAATCTGGTGTAATTAATTTTAGTAACATATCAGGTGCTGCCTCTATTGTTTTAGAGTATGTGTCAGACGGTATGAAAAATGGTGTTGACACTGAGGTGCAAGTAAATAAATTATTTGAAGAATATATTTATGCTTATATTAAATATTCTATTTTAAATGGTAGATTAGGTGTGCAAGAGTATGTTGTAAATAGAGCAAGAAAAGATAAATCTTCTCTACTACGAAATGCAAAAATAAGACTAAGTAATATACATCCTGGAAGACTTCTAATGAATTTAAGAGGCCAGAATAAAATTATAAAATAATATGCCAATAGTTACAACAAATTTTATTGCAGGTAGAATGAACAAATCTGTGGATGAAAGACTTCTTCCTCCAGGTGAATATGTTGATGCAATGAATGTACGTTTAGGCTCTACAGAAGCTACTGAAATAGGAGCTGTAGAGAACTCAAAAGGAAATGAGCAGCTAACTACCATTCAATACAACGGAGTGGCTTTAAGCTCTGCTGCTGTGTGTATAGGGGCGTATGAAGATGGCGTTAGAGAAACTATTTACTGGTTTATTCATGACGGTTCAAATACTGAAGCTCCTGGTGGAGTTGTTGATTTAGTGGTATCATATAACACTACTAATCAAATAGTTAATTATCATGTAATTACAGTTGGGATTTTAAATTTTGATCCTTTATTTTTAATAACAGGCGTTGATTTAATTGAAGATTTATTGTTTTGGACAGATGACAAAAATCCTCCTCGAACATTAAATATAAACAGAAATTACCCAGAACCAATTGCAAATGTAGATCAAATTATAGAAGAAGATATATCTGTAGTCGTAAAGCCACCTGGTTTTGAAAACATTGTAGGTGCAAATATTCCTTTACCAGCGCCAACATTAAATTTTTTAAATATTGCAGGTAATCAAAACTATATAGAAAATAGATTTTTATGTTTTGCATATAGATATAGGTATGAAGATGGGCAGTATAGTGCAACATCTTTGTTTACCAATCCAGGATTTGTTCCTCGTCCATTTCAATTTAGTACAAAAAACTATTGTAATGACGGAATGTTAAATCTGTATAACGGAATTGAAGTTAAATTTTCTACTGGTAGTTCAAGAGTTAAAGAAGTTGATTTATTATTTAAAGATACTAATTCAACAACACTTAATGTAATAGAAAGATTTAAAAAAGAAGATTTTGGTTGGGCGAATAATACAAGTAAATCTTACACTTTTACTAACAATAAAATATACACTGTATTAGGTAATGATGAATTACTTAGACAGTTTGATAATGTACCACGTTTAGCAAAAGCTCAAACAATACAAGGTAATCGTTTAATGTATGGTAACTATGTAGATGGTTATAACATTTCAAGACCAGATGCAAATGGAAACACAATTGCTGTAGACTACAACACAAGTTTAATTAATAGTGTTATAGGTTTTGCTGAATTACCATTAGGTCTTTTAAATAATGGGTTAACATACACTTTAGATCCAAATCCTGGACAAAGTGAAATTATTACTAATTCAAAAGTTACTATTGATTTTTCTTCAATTGCTGATAAATTAAAAGCTAATTCTTTAATAGGGTTAACATTTAATTTTGACAGTGATAAAAGAGTTTTTTTCCCAACAGGAACTGCTGCTGCTACTGCAAATATTAATTTTGAAAATCAACCTTTCACCCTTTCTGTAAATATAACATTAGATCAAGACTATTCAAGTCCATATGATTTTTTTAATAGCCCATTGTTTGCAGAACGTATTGGTACTATTCTTGGCACTAATTTTCAACCTATCGCTACAGCTGATCAAGGAAACTCATTAACAGATTTTTTTAATAATGAACTTTCATCTCCAGCTATAGGAACGTATCCCTTTGTTAAATTTAATAGTAGTATTTCAGATGCGTCAATACAACAAGGATTTAATATTTCAAATTTTTCTCCAGGATCAAACACTTGTGATATTCAAACTATTGCAATGGCATTTCTGAGTACTGATACATCAGATCCTGCTAATCCTATAACTACTAAATTATATGAATATTTTAGATTTATATCTGTAGAAGCTGCTTTTACAACAGACTTAGACACAGGAAGTTTACATAGTGATCGTGACTATGAAACAGGTATTGTATACAGTGACGAGTATGGAAGGTCTTCTACTGTTTTGGTTTCTGAATATAATACTGTTTATGTAGAACCTGGTAATAGTATTACCTCAAATAGTATACAAGTTGCGGTATCATCCAGAGCGCCATATTGGGCTGAACGATATAAATTTGTAGTTAAACCAAGCAAAGCAGGTTATGAAACTATTTTTTGTAATTTTTATTATGTTAGACCAAGTGATAATATGGTTTTCTTTAGGCTTGAAGGAGATAATGCAAACAAGGTTCAAAAAGGACAGACTCTTGCT